TGATGACTCCGTTGTCGAACACCATGTAGCCGCTCGCCGGCGAGCCCATGATGTAGACGCCGCCGATGAGCTGGAAATCGGTGCCGTCGTAGACCAGGAGCAGGATCTGGCCGTCCTGGATGGCGCCGGCCGGCAGGGCCGCGCCGTTGCGCTTCACCGCCTTGCTGCCCAGCCCGTTGACGTTGACGGTGACCGCGCCGGTGTTCGCGCCGTTGGCCCTGGTGAGCACGCGCATGCCGGCGGTGTAGGCGTTGGGCGCCGGCGTCAAGGTAACGGTCAGGGCGTTCCCCGAGGCGTTGCTGTCCGCCCCGTAGAGCATGGCGGGACCCTGGACAGCGGCGGCCAGGCCCTCCGGCGTCACGGCGCGCTGCGTGTCGGTGCCGGCCGTCGCCTCGGCGACCGTGGCCAGCTCCACCAGGCCACGGGCCGTCACAGACGCAACCACCGTTGCCAGGGCGGCCGGGCTCACGGCGACGTTGTTTAGCGAACCTGCCTGGGCCTCGGCGTTGGTGGCCATGCGAACCAGGCCGGAGGCCGTGGTGCTGGCCACGACGCTCGCCAGGGCCTGTGGCGTGATCGCCCGGGCGGCGTCGCTCAGTGCGGCCGCCTCGGCCCCGGTGGCCAGCTCCACCAGCCCGATCGCCGTGGTCGACGCCGTCACGCTGGCCAGCGAGAGCGGCGTGACGCAGCGGTCCGGGTCCGTCATGGCGGCCGCTTCGGCCCCGGTGGCCAGCTCCACCAGGCCGCGGCGGGTGGTGGTGGACGTCAGGCTGGCCAGGCCGGCCGGCGTCACGCCGCGGTCGGTGGCCGTGCCCGTTTGCACCTCGGCGTTGGTGGCGTAGCGGACCAGGCCGAAGGCCGCCGACGTGGCCACGACGCTGGCCAGGGCGTTGGGCGTGATCGCCAGGTTGGCGGCGGTCAGGGCGGCCGCTTCCGGGCCGGTGGCCAGCTCCACCACGCCCTTTTGGGTGGTGGAAGCGTCAGGAACCGAGACGACCGGCGCGTGGACGCCGATCAGCGCCACGATCGCGTCTCGGAGATCCTGGGCGCGCCCCTTGGTCAGCGGCACGCCGGCGTTGAGGATGACGTCGACCAGGTTCTCCTGGACGTCGTTCAGCCAGTCGTCGGTCACCACGGTAGGCGGCACGCCCAGGCCAGGGTTGCCCTCGGTGAACATATTGGCCGCGTGGCCGGACCCGTCGATGCGATGCACGAGGCGCTCCTAGACGTTGGGGTAGGTGAAGTTGACGGTGGTGTGGGCGGGCTTGGCGCGGCCGATCACGCACTCCAGGACGGCGCGATCGACGTCGCCCGTCTCCTGGGTGATCTCCAGCGTCCAGTGGAACACCCAGGCGTCGCCGTAGAGCAGGTCTCCGGCGTGGTCGCCGGCGACGAAGGGCCGGTATTCCAGGATGACGCCGGTGAAGCCCAGGACCTTGGCGATGCCCAGGAAGTAGGCGGCGTTCTGGCCGCCCAGCTCGGCGAGCTTCTGGTGGGCGGCCGCGCGGCGGGCGGCGACCGTGTCGCCCTGGCCGGCGCACTCGTCCGGGATACCGACGACGCGCTCCCAGTCCTCGAGCAGCTCGGTGGCGGTGCGCGGGTCGGCCTCCTCGAGCAGCCAGTCGGCGCGGCCGTCCAGGCGCGCGAACTCGGCCGCCAGGCCGTGCAGCAGGGCCGATAGGACGCTGTCCGGCTCGCGCGGCCAGGCCGGCCCGGTGGGCAGGAGCTGCTGCAGCTGGATGAGGTAGTCGTCCTCGGTCACGTCAGCTCCAGGTGATGGCGCCGAGCACGGCGATCTCGTTGGCGGCCAGCGCGACGTTGGCGGCCGGCGTGATCAGAACGTGGTCCGTCTCGCCGGCGGCGATCGAGATGGCCTCGTTCAGGCGGCTCAGCAGGACGATCCCGCCAGGCTCGGCTTCCCGGAGCAGCAGGTCCCGCAGCTCGGCCTCAACGGCCGCGCGCACCGGCGCCGTGTTCGGCGTGAGCTGGATCTCCGGGTTCAGGGCCACGGGCGTGGGCGCAAATACCGTCAGGTGCGCGGTGACGGGCCGCTCCGCCTCAAGGTGGGCCTCCACGGCGTCGACGTCGGCCGGCAGCGGGATGATGTCGGCGCGGCCGTCCATGACGAAGGTGACGCCGACCGTGCCCGCACCGCCCCAGCCCGGGTAGATCCAGGCGCGCGTGACGCCCGGGACCTCGAGCGCCCAGCGCTCATAGTCGGCGCGCGAACCGCCGGACGGCGCGCGGCGGATCCTCGCCAGGACGCGGCCGCGCAGGCTGGCGTCCGATTCCTCGTCAGCCCCGCCCGTCAGGCCGTCGCCGTCGACCGTCGTGATCGCGTTCACGCCGGCGACGGGCGACACGAACTGCAGCTTTGACCCGGCGGCCGTCGCGCCGGCCGCGCCGGCGTTCACGGCCTCCACCTCGAGCGCCGCCACGCCGCCCGCGATCGTCGCCTCGGCCGTGGTGATGAACTCGACCTGGTCGCCCCGGATCAGGAGGCGCCCGACCGGAATAATGGAGCCGTTGGTCCCGGTCGCCTGAACCGTGCCGGCGGCCTTGGTCGCGGGCTTTCGGCTCACGCCCCAAATCGTCGCCCAGCGCTGCAGGTGCTCGGCCTCGGCGGTGTCGGGCATGACCTGACGGGCGATGTGGTCCAGGAGGCCGTAGAGGCCGTGCAGGCCGCCGGCGTGCATGGTGGCCAGCACGCCCAGGACAGACCGGCGGAGGCGGCTGTCGGCGCCCGGCAGCCGGGCGTCCAGGTCATCCTTGTTGCGCTCGATCAGCTCGCTCAGGGTCGGACGGGCGAAGGGCATTAGACGGCGCTCCAGATGAAGTCGAACTGCTCGCGTGCGGGGCCGTCCGGGCGGACCACGGCCACCTTCAGCCCCAGCACGCCCGAGGCGACGAACTCGGCCTCGACCTCGACGGCCGAGGCCACCCGATCCTCGACCAGCCAGGCGGTGGCCTCGCGCGCATATTCCCGGGCGCGGGCCAGCACCTGTGGCCGCTGCTTTTCGCGGGCGAGAAGCCACAGGCGCGAGCCGATGCGGTCGCCGGGCCGCTCGGCCGCGACGTCGCCCCACCAGCCGCGCGGATCCGCGCCCGGCTCGGGCAGGACGTCGTCGGCCTGGGCGCGGCGGTCGGTGAACAGCGAGACGATCAGGGCGGTGCGGAGGCCCTGGTCGACGGCCAGGTCCGCGTTCACCAGACCAAGATCGGCGGCGAACGCCTCCTCCAGCCAGTTGAGGGCGACGTCCGTCATGTGGCCTTGACCTTGGTAGCGCCGGGACCGGTGATCTTCCCGCCGGCGACGTCGTCGCCCACCAGGGCCACCTTGGCGCCGCCGGCCGCGCCCAGGGCGACGTCGCCCTCCAGCGTGATGTTGCCGCCCTTGATCGCGACGTCGCCGCCGGCGTCGATCGCCACGTTCCCGCCGGCGTCGATCGACACGTCCGCGCTGGCCTCCAGGACGATGTTCTCGCCCTTCACGGTCACCGGCTTGTCCGTCTCGATGAGGATGCCGTCGCGCAGCAGATGGATCTTCTGGCCCTGGTCGTCGTAGAGCGCGACCTCGCCGGCCTCGAGCCCCACCAGGCGGTAGCGGCGATCCTCGGTGGCGATCACCACGCCGTGTGACCGCGTCCCGCCGGGGAACACCACCACGGCCTCGCACTCCGGGTGCGGGACGCTGGTAAAGCCATACTGCTGGAACCGCTCCACGCCCTCGGCGACCTCGTCGGCCAGCAGCTCGAGCTGGACGGTCTGCGCCTTGGTGGCGTCGTCGATCGCGGTGAGGATCGCGCGGCCGATCATGCCGGAGATCGCCCGGTTCACCGGCCCCAGGAGCCGGCTGAAGGCGTCGAAACCCTTGCTCATCGCCGCACCTCGGACACCTTCGCCTCGGCCGGCGGCGGTTCAAGCGTGAACGCCTTCGGCGGCGCGAGCGTCAGGGTGGTGGTCGAGCCGGCCTCGCCAAGCTCGAAGCGGACGCCGGAGATCAGCAGCTCAGCATCCAGCCCCAGCCAGGGGGCCTTGACCGGAACGACCAGGTCCGTCCGCCAGAGCGCGCCAGCGGGATCCCGCCAGCCCTGGACCACGATCTCGGCGCCCTGCGCCTGGCCCGCCCGAACGGTCGCCTCGAACGTCGCGCGATCGCGCAGGCTGCCGGCGTCGCCCTGCTCGTCCCCGATCAGGAGGAGCGGGCGGTAGCGTTTCACCGCCGGGTCCTTGGCCTCGGCCGTCGCCTGGTTGGTGGTCCGGCCGTTGGCGTTGTCGTCGCCGGCGGCCTGGGCCTTCAGGATGTAGGTGCTGAACCGCTCCCGCTCACTGTGCTTGCCCGAGGCGCGCAGGATGTT